ATTTTTGCTTTTTAAAAACAGCTTTCGCGCCATTTTAAGTGCAAAAGCGAAATTTGTCAAGAGTTTTTTGCACTTATCGCGAGATTTTTTGAGATTAGTAGTCTTTTGCGGGGTTGGGGTAAGTTTTTGCAAGTTTTTTGAAGTTTTAAGAGCAAATAAGTCTTGCAATTTTTGGCCTCGCGGGCCCGCCCCCGATAAAATTTGCGTCTGCTCTCAGAAGCCCCGGAAAGTAAGAAAACCACCTAAATTTTGTGTACATCTACCTAATTTTTAGGTGGTTTTTAGTTTTTGACGTTGTGCCTAAATTAGTTTTTTAGGTAAAATTTACGATTTTTTTCAGTTAATGGAGGTAAAAAGTTCTTGACTCAATTAACTCTTGCTCGTATAATATACGCAAATTGGGAGTGAAATTATGATGTTAAAAAAATTAGACATTGCAAGAATCACGATTGAAATGGTCACAGACTACTTCGGGCTTCATGGCACGAGTGTAAAAGTAGTACCAACACGAGAAGTAGGAGACCAAGAAAACGCATACCTCAAGGTTGTATCAGATTGGGAGTATGAAATCGAAATTCATCCTGACTTCATGAAAAACTGCACTGAGCAAGAGCTTGTACAAGTAATTGCTCACGAAATGACTCATGTAAAGCAGTATGAATACGATGATCTTGAGCTTGGTGTAAAAATGTGTTACTGGAAGGGTGAGCTTTATGACGAAAAAGTAGAAGGTTATTGGTTTCTACCTTGGGAGATCGAAGCTCGTGGCTATGAAATGGCTTTCTGGGCACTTTACTCAGAAAAGTGGGAGAACTATGTCTGATCGAAAGACACTAATGTATAAAATGGATAAATTCGGTGAGCAGTATGGACACAAGTATGTTCTCACCGAGTTTATGCTCTATATGAACGATAATCAACTGGAGGAATTTTATGAAGCGTTCGCAAGGCTTCATCCACAATCTCTCTATGATGAAGAAGGCAAGTTACTCCGAGAGAGTTGATCTTGCTTATTGGATTGGTTTACTTCACGGAGTAATAGTAGCAAATCTAATATTTTGGGGAATAATATGGTTAATATAACAGAACCGCTAGAAAAGGTAAACGAAGAGTTTCCTAAAACATTGGGAGGCTTAGACGATAGAGAGACTTATTGGAACTATCGAGTAGTAAAACGAGGGCACTACTACGGTATATACGAAGTATATTACTGCAAGGGTGGAAAGATTCAGTTTATAGGGTCAGAAGCTACTCCTGTAGATGGTGACAGTAAAGATTCTCTAAAATGGATATTAAGAATGATGCAGGCAAACTGGGTTTTGCCTACAATCGACTACGAAACTTTGGAGGAAATTGATGACATTGTATGAGCTTTTTATGATGCCTGTAGAGTTATTTAAAATTGCGTTTGCTCTTGTAATCTGGGGTATCATGGTCATGGGAATCTATGAGTTTATATTCAAATGGCTTGATGCAAATGCACTGATTGAAAAAGTGCGAAACAAATGGAGACGTTAGAATTATTGGGCGGCCTATGGTTTCTGATAGTAGGAATCTGTGGCTGCCTATATCCATTTCTGGAGGATAAAGAATAATGGAATTTATAGTTGGAGGTATTATCTTTCTCAGTTTCTTTTATTTCGCTCTGCTGATATCTTATAAGTTTGGGCGAGATGACGACGAATACTGGAGAAACAAAGGTGGAAAATAAATTAGATAAGTTTATTAAAGCACTTGATGTGTTTGTAATAGTAATGGCAATAATAATGATGTTTATAATAGTGGAGCACGCATATTGAAAAATCTGAAAAAAGTGGTTTATATTGGAGTAGAACCGGACGGTCCTTTCTATGGGTTTCCAAAACGTGTACCAGACGAGCTTGTAACTTGGTTCGGTGACACAGACTATGAACTTGCGCCTGGAGTGCGCAAATGGATGTCTACAGAAGGTTATCCTGCCATTAATGGAAAGAATGTGAAAGTATGGCATCAAATGAGGTTGGTAGATGAATAATCTACTGTTTCTTTTAAAAATGATTGCTATATGGTCTTTAATTATTTGGATAGTAGTAGAAATTATAAGAGTTATAATAACATGAATGAAGATGACCAACTACTCGATTCTTTAATACAGAAAAGAATAAGTATCTTTACTATTTCTGATGAAAAGCTCAGAAAATTATTTATAATCTTACTAAGAAGGATAAGAACTCGATGAAAACTAAAATCTTTTGTGTAGTGGAAGATAACTCTGCTTGGATTCGTGGAGCTTACACTACGTTTGAAGTGGCTATGAAGATGGCAAAAGCCTACAACGGGGTCGATGAGACTAAACACAGCATTCGAACAGTGGACTTTGACTTCATTGATTTTGACATCATCGCACAACACGTCGAGAAAAAAGTTCTTGACAATCGAAGGTGTTCATAGTATAATTGAGCACATGACTGTTATCGATCTAAAAGAGCACACACGACTCCGCAAAGTGAGAGAGCTGAGTGAATTCATTGACTCTAAAATTCGGATAAGCCAGGAGTTAGGAGCTGAGATTCAACTTTTGCTGCTTGAATATTATGCGATACAGTTACAGCTAACGCCTTTTGAAAAGGCTGAACTAAAACCAAAACAAATGGAGTTTGATTTTGTATACAAAAGATGAAGAAAACTATTTGTTAGAAGCCTACAGCGGGGCAGAGGACAAGCAACTCGTCATCGACGAATTAGCCAGCCAACTCTCAAAAAGTCGAAGAAGTATTATCGGCAAGTTGTCCCGTCTTGGTGTGTACGAAAAAAAGGTCTATCTGACCAAACGAGGGGAAAACCCCGTAACAAAACTAGAACTTGTGGCGGAGATCGCAGCATCTCTCAATATCGAGCTGGCAAAGCTTGAAGGATTGGAAAAAGCTCCAAAGGAAGTTCTAAAATGCTTGAAATGTAGTGTTTAATGCTTGAAACACTAGAAATTATCTGTGTAGCACTCGCAGTTTATTTCGAATCCCGAGGGGAAGAGCTACAAGGCCAACGTGCCGTTGCTTCTGTTGTCTGGAACAGAACTGACGATCCACGTTGGCCTTCTTCGTCTTGTGAAGTAGTAAAACAACCCAACCAATTTGCCACTCTCTTTGAGCCAACTGATCCAAAAGCTTGGCAGACTGCTGTTTTAGTGGCGGCTGAAACACGCAAGAATCGAACCACTCCCGCCTTCTTTTTTGCCACTCCGGGGTTACATAACTATAAATACCTAGAGACGATTGGCAACCACGAATTCTTCGGTCTAGAAGAAGACTAAAGCCTTCGTTCTACTACGGCGGGGCCGGTCCACCTGTTCGGCTAAGGGGAAACTTCTCCATCACCGTTCATGTTTACACAAAATTTTTATTAAATTTTTGAGCTTTTTTCAGGCAAAAAGAGAGCAGCCAATTAGAAAGGCCGTTTGACAGAAGGCGGTTGACCCAATCGACCATCCGCCATATCCCGTATCAGAAGCTTTAGTTTCAACTTCGTATACGTGGGGTATCAGATCCCTCGTACTTTGACTTTAGTGGAGCAACGCACAACATTTACTATCCGCCTCTCCCTTAGTTCCGAGGCGGGATGTAAGTGTGCGCGAAGCAGCACCCTATTGAATCAAAGCTCGGGATCTGTCTGATTGAAAAGAATTTTGAATCCGCTAATGCGTGGTTGGACTTTGTTGCCAAAATCTTTACATATAATAGCATACTGAGTACCAAAATGTCAAGAACTTTTTACACTCAGTACTCGGTAGAAAAAGATGCAACACCTAAAAATAAAAAGGCCCCTTAAGCGGGGCCGTAAAGTTCAGAGGCAAGTTCGTTTGCCAACGCGTTTTGCTCTTTTGAAGGAGGTGGAACGAAGAAAACACCTCGCTTCATTCTCTCAGTTTTATCCCAAACAAACCAAGCGTAATCCGTTGCATCGGTTCCTTTTCCAGTGAAGCTGGGGCGTTTACTCAAAACGTGTAAAGCTGCAGGAGTATTCTCTTTCCACCAGTTGTGTCTCGAAATACTTCCAAGATAGTTAATTCTCAACAGCATAATACAGGTGTTCGAAGTTTCAAGTGCGTGTGAAATAAACTCCTGTGCGATAGAGAAAGGCGGATTACTGAGAATCAGGTCCGTTCCTTCGTCCCAGTCGAAGAAGTCTTTTCCTTCGTTTATCTCGCTGTAAGTGCATGTTAAACCACATTCTTCTTCCAGAAAAAACTGAATACGCCCATCGCCTCGACAAGGCTCGTGAGCATTCTCAAACTGTGACCAATCAATTTCTAGGTTTTCGTAACACCAGGGTGGTGTTGCGTAAAAGTCAGTGGCGTTAAGCCGCTGACCTGTCTTCTGTCTCGACATAAAATAAATCCTTTTCCTCTTTCTCTTTGTTAATTTCCCAAAGACCTATCTGTACTTCATAGGTGTATGGGTCAATATAATATGAAGCAAACTTTGTCATACTTTCTTCAAAAAAGAAACCCATTCTTATAGATGTTGCAACACCTTTTTGAGGTATAATTCCATCTTCGTTTGGTATAACTAACCTTCTGTTTGGCTGTACACGGTCTTTTGAGAAGGTATTTACAAGACTCTCAACAATATACCTTTCATCCTTATCACCGTATACCCGAGTACCTTTAGTTTCATTGTAGTTAATGTCATCAATCATTGGATAGAGAATTGTTAAAGCACCCGTGTATTCTTCCTTAGAAAGTACCATCTTTGGAGTTGCTTTATATTTTTCTCTTTTTTGACCTTTAACTTTATCAGGCAGTGGCTTGCTATGTCGTGAAATTAAGACTTTTCTCTCTTTTTCACAAGACCAATCAGCATTTTGAATTTCTAACTCACTTTCAATAGCTGCATCTAACTTTTTACGTCTAGATTCAGAAATATAAAGAATAGGAGTGTAGGGTCTCGCCCCACACAATCGAAGAGACTGTATAATCGCTCCGTTCCACAAATCTTCTCCAAAGTCAAGATACTGAGTATAAATATCTTTAAACTCTTTGGTACGGTTTGCCATAGCACCTGTAATAATCACTACAGCCGAATCATATTCTTCCTCTGTTGGCTTAGAGTATCCATTCATTACTACAGCATTGATACCCGCATCTAGAAATTGGTCTAATAAATTAGCATGTGTTTTGGGGTTGTCTTGGTCCCAATTAACATAATTTGTTACTTTAACGAGAGCTTTGCGTTTAGTGTTATTTTCTTGTTTAATTCTATTAATTAAAGAAGAACCAACTACTCCTACTGAAAGTTCTTGAGCAGTAAAATCATCTATATTTTTAATCTGAATATCTGTCATACCTTTGTATGATGGATGCCAAGGACCAACTTTTTTAACTTCAGTCCATTTAACCATAGAGTGAAAACCAACAGCATTTGTTGCACTTACGCAGGTAAAGACATCTTTCTCACTAAGAGCAGTTACCCATCTTTCTTCAATGCGATGCCTTGTCAGATCCTGCTTCATACAGAGAATCATAGCATTTACATCATATTCGTCAGAGGTGTAATTAACTAATAGATTTTGACGATGAGCTTCTCCAATAATATCAGAAACTTTTGCATCATAATTTTCATTAAGATTTACAATAAGTATTTTTCCAGCTAAAGAACCGTACTTATTGTTTTGTTTTCGAAGGTTTTGAGGAAGAATAACATCTTCCTCTTTAAAACCTATTTCCAATGCTTGCTCTTTTGTTTGGTCTCTTGAAGCCGTTTGATTGATTGTTACAATTATTGAAAAACAATAATCTTTCATTTTAAACATACGAAGAATTTCTTCATACGTTTTTCCAGCCTTTACCAAACCCATGATAAGTCTTCGCACTTCGCACGCAATTTGCATTAGAGGTTTTCCTCCAACCAATCACCAAGCTCTTCTATAAAACACCAGTCAAAAGTATCACTTACCTTACTATTGAGATAGTTTAAAATACCTTCTCGTCGTCGATAGTGCTCCCCATCAAGAACAAGAAGTCCACGAGGAAAGAATGAAAGATTTTCTAATACGAAAGGCATTTTTTGGTCGGCTGTACCACTGACCTCTTGGCGTTTACATTCTATAGCTAAATCGTCCAGAACAAAATCCATCTTAGATCGACTGTTTCCATAACAATCTGTGAATTTGACCTGAGAGCCAAAATCCAGGTTAAAGCTGGAGAGAATATTCGCCACAGCAGATTCAAGTTTTTGTCCAGAGTAGTTAGCTTTTGCTCCCTGAGATACCATAAGGTTTCCTCCTATTAAGGGTTGTTGATTTTTAAGGTTACATTCCTGTTTCGGAATACAGATATTATACACGGATCGAGGATCGATGTCAAGAATTATTTTTAGTTCATGTACAAAAAACCCGTCACTTGGACGGGTCAATTGTAAGTCCGACTTCAATACTCCAAAATAGCCAAGCAAGTGTTAGGCTCTTATCTCTTACAAAACCGGAGTCCTGGTAATAGACAAGTGATGGAAGTATGTAGAAAAGTTGACTTCGTTTCCAACAGTTTTCGCTTCTACACCACATAATATTCTCCTTTAAGTGCGTATATTATAGTGGATAAAGCAAATTATGTCAAGAACTATTTTTTACCTACTGCGTCGGCAGCAAAAAATGCCGAAACCAATACTGCAATTGATGCGAAGTATGTTGGTGCGATATCTGCAATTAGATTGGCTGCAGTTTCAAGACCAAATAGGGAAGTGCAAAAGATACCAAAAGGATAGAGCAATAAACCAAAGAGCGAAAACCAGGCCATTTTACGAATCGCGTCACGTTGCGCATCTTTATCCTCCAATTCCTTACGCTTGAACTCCATGTGCATATCCCATTCTTCTTTTGAGATATGTCCATCACCGTTTGCATCAATGCTTTTTGCTACTTCAGAGTCTACTGTATGTTCACTCATTTACCCAGCCCTCCAGGTGTTTTGCATATTCTGTGATGCTATGATCAGAGAAGTTATCAATTCGACCCTCTTTCAGGCCCATCCACATACCACGAAACTTATCTTTTACACGCTGCCAACCAGTAAGATTTCTCACCTTTCCATAGGCATTAATGTACATTGAAGTGCCGTGATGTTTGAAACCCATAAATGCGGGAGGAACAGTAGTAACGATATCGTTATTATTTCTCCAGCGATAATGACGAATACCTAAACTCTTGCAGTATTTATTCCAGCCAACACGAGGCGAACCGTAAGTGTAGAGAGCTTCAATATTGTGCATCGTCGGGTCAAGCTGACAGCGAGAAGCCACAATCGTAGCCATTGCTGCTCCGAGACTATGACCACAGAACCAAACATGCTTTTGCTTATCACACTTTTCAAGATCAGCTTTAATCATTGGCCAGAGTTCGTCAACTTCTGATTTAAATCCTTTATGCACACGACCCACCGTTTCAGCAAGTACAGGAATTGCACGTAAATCTGCCTTGATATCATTAAATTCACTCGGCTGCGTGCCCCTGCACGCAATCACAATATCCGTTTGATCTTCAAATTTATAAGCCTGGGCTCCATCTTTATTGTAAAAAGTCGCATTAAATTGCTGGAATGACGGCAAGCCATCTTCATATGCTGCTTCCGCCATTCGAGCAAACAAATGACTTTTTTGAGGTAAAGTCATTTCATTGATCATTTTTCTTTTTTCCACAACGTCCATGCTCCGTAACCGAGCAAGCCGTAGGCAGCCAGTTTTGACAGCGGGCCTAAAATCAAAATTGCCGCTCCAGCAGCAACCATAATCGCACCATCCCAAGAAGTACGTTCTTTCAATCTATCAAGAATCCAGTTCATTTCCCCTCCAGTTTTTCCAGACGAGCTTCAAGTTCGTCGATTTTCTTTGTAACGAAAGGATATTTGGTTCTCCAAGCATCCGTTGGCTGCTCGAACCAAGTAAGTCCCCACCGCTCTACCAAGTAATCTAAAAATTGATCCAGCTTTGCATAACACCACAAGCCTGCTCGCGTATCTTTAAAGTACGCAAGAAAGGCGGCTCCCGCAAGAGAACCGCCGATTGCAGTGTAGATCCAAAGTGTATCTTCAAACATTCGGTCTAACATTAATTTTCCTCGGCAATCGTTGCAATTGCATTCTTGGAAAGTTGAAATTCTTTCCCATCAGGTCTCTTGAGAGGAATAAAATTACGCTCATCATTCAGAACCCAGTCAAGTGCTCTTCCTTTTAAAGCGTTATAGTCTTCTTCAAGTGTCCCTGTTACTACGTGTCCATTGGTAAGTGTGATTTTGACTTTCATAGTAGTACCAACCCTACTAAAAAGCCGATATTAAGACCAATTGAACAAGTCAATAAAAAGTCTCGCCCATAGCTTCGCTGTACGAACTCTATTACCATAACTCCCCCCGAGCTGTGGTGCTAGTTTGCTAATGGATTATCTAAAGCTGTCTGGATCTTTTTTCCTAATCTATCTTCTAGCGCCTGGAGCTTGAGCTCCGTATCGTTATAGAGGCTATCCCTCTTGTTGTCGAACCTTTCAGTTGCTTTGTCAATCATTTCAGCAACCTTAGTATCATTCTCACGAACCATATCTTCGACTCGATCTACATTTTTCTCCATGCGATTAAAGTCATCACGCAGATCATTCTTAATGCTGCGTGAGTAGTCTATTGCTTCGTCAAGTTTTGTTTCGATGACTGCGTTGCGAGCTGCAATCGCATCAGTGTCAATATTTGCAATAATCTCTTTCATGTCCATGTAGTCTTTGTAAAATTCAAAGACACCCCATGTAGCTCCACCTAACGTCGAGAGAGCAGTCAGAAGAACCATCATCTTCCCACCCTTGAAAGTCATACCCCCGAATTCAACTTCCGCCATAGTTAGTTCTCAAATTGTAGTGCCTGAAGATTGTTCAATTCCTGTCGAAGCTTGATAAGTTCTAATCTCTGTTTCTCAAGTTCAATTCGATACAGTTTTGTACAATCAATACGTTCCTTTGGTGCTCCAATCGGTATATTTATCTTCGCATACACACCAATGTCGCGAATAAATTTTCTATCGTCTACCGGAGCGTCTGGATTCAGGTAGAGAGTTTCATATGGATTATGTTGGTTAAGAATACCAACAACACCGAACTCCACGCTTTTGGCAGCTCCGATTGCCATTGAACAATCGACATTGCCAGATCGAATACGGTCTTGTTGATAGCCTCCACTCGTATTTGGTAAGTTTAAATTCAGAGAGCTCGAAGCTCCCATTAGCAGTGGCAGAACTAAAAGTAGATATTTCATTGGACCTTCGAGCAAATTCGTGATGAAATTGAAGTAATTTGCTTTGTTTGTCCTGCCAAAATCTTTGACTTTGAACAAATATACTTTACTCTGTCTGCATCCTGCTGGCGTATAAATACGCGAATGTCTTTTCTTTCCAGGTATTTAATTCGCACAATTCGATCACCGCTCAGTGCAAATGGAACACCACCCCAGTCTTTATCAAATACTCCAAACTCAAAATACTCAACATCCTGTCTCATGTTGAGAAGATTCATGTCAGCTTTCCAAATCTTTGCTACATACGAAGGAGCAAGTTTTGGGTAGGCTGGCGTAAACTGGTGGGCCATTGCTGACCCACCAAAAAGTGCTGTTACTAATATTATAAAGCGATACATTCAGCGTTCACCACGGCGTTATAAGAGCCCGCAGGGAACGACTTTTGATAGCCATATTCAGCTACAGAAGAAACTTTAAACCAAGTAGAACCTGCTACTGTTAAATCAAAATCAGTAACATTGTTATACTCAATCTTATCAGCTTCATAAGAAGCCATCGCTACATCAGATACTTCGTGAACTTCCGTCTCGCCAGTCCACGTAACGGTATCGTCAAGTGATGGGCTGCTCGTAAATTCTTCTGGATGTGAAATCGAGGCTTTGTAATAGTCTGCGCTAATTACGTCATATCGGATGATGGGTAAAACACCCCCATCGGCTGCTGCGGTGCTCAGTTTGTATGGAACAGGGTTGCCATAAACACCAGTAGTTTCAGTAGTAATTACACACTTTGCTTCTACTGTCCCTTCAATCGGTGCTTCCTCTGCCAGCGCACTTCCGGCGCATAGCAACAGACCCCCTGCAATCAGGTTTCTTACGTTCATAGAGTTTCCCCCCTCTAATCCTTGTACTGTGATTGTACCATTTCTTCATGGAGCAACTGTTGTGCTAAGCCTACTCGCTTTCCTTGGGAATTCGACGGCAGTGTGGCGTCTGGAATTTCTACTTCTTCTTTGTACACTCTACCATCCAGCACAGATAAATATGTTGGTGGAATATAATTCATCGCCATAAGCTCTGCGTGTCTGGCCTGAGCTTCTGCACTAAGAACTAGTGAGTTGATTCCTCCCAAGAGGGCTTCGAGTCCGCCTAGTTTTTCAATTTTCTCCATTCTTTCACGATCCTCTTGCTCTTCTTCATCTTCATCGTCTTCGGCTTTTCGCTCAAGTTCGTCTTGAATGAATTCATCATCCAAAGGATCTTTCACATATTCCATTCCGTCGATAACGGTTACAAGAAAAGGATCGATATACCCTGGACACGTTGGATTGCTCTGCGGGTCAAAACAGGGTTCGTATTGGTAATTATAAATTACCGTTGCATCAGAGACTGTTCCGAAGCCTTCAACTTCAATGGAACCTTGTCCCCACCTCTCAAGTGGAATATCTCCCACCTGAACTAACTTATTAATCGTGTTTCCAGGACGGTATGACCAGTCGTCTGTCTCCCGAAAAATATATCCTGGACCTTGTGCATCTTCATTTTGTACGTGCACAAGCATATAATCATTGGTATCTTTTGTAACCGTATAGCGATAAATTACACTTCCAACAGTCAATCCGGCTTGCTGAGGAAGAATAGAATTCATACTCCATCCCAAGCCAAATGCCGCTGCGTTTGGTGTCTGCCCGTAGACAGTACTTAGCTCGCTAGAGTAGGAGTAAGAAGAGCAGGCTAGCAACGCCAGCCCCACCAAGAAGTGTCTTCGTACCATCGCTTATACCTTTTTCTTTGCCTTCACCTTGTGGTTGAGCACTTTCGTCTCCCTCCCAGGCGGCCTTCGCCGCATCTCCAATCATGCCATCATAGGGGCAAGGAGTTCCTGCAGCCATCATTGCATCAAAGACTCGTTTGTCTTGACACATTGTGGAAACTGCGGCAACTTTCATTCCCATATCGTAGAGAGTTTTTGAAAGTTTCAATCGCTCGCAGTTCATATCTCTCACAGTTTTACCCGCTGAGAGACCTAAAATCTGTGTTTGCACAGCTCCTGCAATTCCGACAGTACACAAATCACTGTTTGAATTATTCATAGTTGGCAGAATTGCAGAAGGCGGAGGCGACCTTAAAGTTGTATCCGTTTTACTATCTGTAATTACTGTGCTATTTGTTGTAGCTTCAGTTCTTATTGTATCATCTACGGGGGCTTCGGCTGCTGTAGCCGAAAAAGCTACAAATGTAGCCAAAATTAATACAAGTCTTACCATGTATACCGAATCTCCGTCTCTAATTTAGTTTTAGAGTCCATCCCCCGTTCCCTTTTTCCTTCAAGCTTACCCTTAATTATAAGAGTATCTGATAGTTTCGTTTTGTATCCTCCTTCCCAGGAAGAGCCGCCGGTCATGTGCCCGGCTTCAAAATAAATACTTCTACCAGGTACAAGTGATTTCTTTTCATATCCAAAGCGTGTATGGTTTACCTGGTCTTTTATTTTAAAATCTTTATACTCTACTTCAGACTTAATTTCAATGTAAGGACCGGCATAGACATCACAAGCTGCCAAAACGCAAAGAATACCGATACACAAAACTAACCATCTCATTAGTCTTCAATCCAAGTAAGAGTACCCTCGCCCTGTCTATTTGAAGTACCTCCCACAATATTAATACCTACGGTCAATATATTATTTGGAGGTACAGCAATTCGTAAATTTTCAAGATCTACAGTTTGTGGAGCGTCTTTCGAAAGAGTAAAAGAGGCTAAAGGATCTTCAAGAGTAATTTCTCCAGCAACATCTGAATAAGATACATGACTATTTGGACCTATATTTTTCCAAACGTGATCCACGCTGTTAGTGGGATTTAAAAATAAATAAACAGACCCAAAAGTGTTAGCTTGAGCTGTAATTGCAGCACTTAATTGTTTAATTAAAACTTCTCTTAAATTAATTTTATTATCAAAAGTAAGTTTATTTTTAATACTGAAGAGATGAGATACCACACCACTTGATAGCCCAGATTTGCTAGCAGCATGAGTAGAGGGAAAGGAAGTTGTATTAATACTACCTTCAATTGCTCCCATCATTGAAGCGCCTTCAACAACTATATTTTTTCCAATACCTCCAAGACTTGCCGCAACATAGCCAAGTTTCATTGAAGGATTGTCAAGGTGTACATCTGCATTTGAGTTTGCGTAAGTTTCGATATGAAAAGGAATCATTGCACCTACAGGATCTTCAATGGCATATTGAATACGCCCAGCTCCTAACCAACGAAGATTAATTTGAAATACATTTAATTTCGTGGGGTCGAAAGTCATACCTGAAGGGCCAGTTCCATCAAGTTTATCCAAAGTAAAAGAGTCTTGATAAGTCCAATTTGTAGTATGAGCTACTCCTGTTTGAGCAACTGTTAAAGTATATGTACCACCAGGACTTGCGTCACTTGTAACACTAAAAGCACCTGCCAAAGGTCCAACACTTGTAGAAAGAGCCGTAACTGTATTTTCACTCCACTCAAGAATCCATTTTGCAGCTATGGTTCCGTTTGCAGTTAAGGCATCATAGATTTCTTTTGCTTGTCCTGCTGGAGTAGTTGCTACCGAAGCAAAAACTACAACATCATCATTCAAAGTAACAGTTAGATTTTCTCCAGTATCTACAGTAAGAACTTGAATTTTTTGGATATGGGCCTTTCCACCATTCTGACGAAGTACACCAAACTTTCTTCCGTCAAAACCAACTTGAAGTCCTTGTTCTTGTGTAAAAAACCCAGCACGTTGTGAATATCCCTCTACCCCAAGAGGAACGCCGTCATAAGTTTCTCCTACGATAGTTCCGGCCGTTTCTGCTAGAGCATTTCCTGCACCATAAAAAGTAAAGTTATCTGAATCAACAAAAGTAATAGGACCAAAAGTTCCATTAAAGTTTGTAGTTCCTGAAATATTTATATAGTCGCCTGTAGAAAGACGGTGGTTTATAGCTTCTACGGATACTGTTCCAGTTCCACTAATGTTTGTAATACTTGTAGAAACTTGAGTAAACTTTGCGGTAAATCGTCCAAGCATACCCTGACCAGGACGATAGCGAACTGCTCGACGAGAACGAATAACCCCATAACCATATAAGCTAGTTCCTGTCTCACATCTCATTAGAGTTCCTGTACTAGAAACAGTTCCTCCAAGAGCGTTATAAGTCTCAAACTTTCGAGAGTCTAGACCATAGAGACCGTCAAGTTGAATTACAGGATTTATACCTACAGCAATAGGCTCCCCAAAAGCAGAGATTGCAGAAGCTTCAATTCCTGTAGATAAGTGACCATATCGATCCGTTAAAATAACTGTATCGCTATTTTCATCACGAAAATGGTTATATTTTTGATTGTCTCTATTAAATTCGGCCATCTACCATTTTACCTTATTTGCCCAATATGCTGCGGACATTTTGCCCTTCTTTATATTTGCGGCGTGCCTTGCCTTGAACGAACGGCGACGAGCAGCGTAAGACGAAGACTCACCCTTTTTCTTTGGTGAACCTTTTACGCCTTGCTGCCCAAATCGAATAGTTTTAACTTTGCTGCCGACTTTTGCGACAACAACATGAGATTTTTTAGGATGCTTTGGAGTACGTTTGGGCTTATTAAAACCAGAAACACCCGCACGTTTGAGTGCAGGATGTTTTTTACGAACGCTTCTTTTTCTTGCTGCCACGCTTCTTCCTTTTCTTAAACCCTGCTTTCATCAGAGCATAAGCCTTGGGAGAAATAGTAGATTTTTTCTTTGATCTACTAATACCCTTCTTGCGTCTGCGGTTTATATTTGCATACAGTCCGCGAGAGGCCATTAGTATTTACGCTTTTTAGAAGATTTTTTCTTCTTCTTCTTCTTCTTTTGCATTGAGTGACGAGCCATAAAAACTCCTTCGAGACCTTGCGTTAGAATTAACGCAAATGTATCCAATTCTGTTGCCAAGCTGGATACCCACTCCGCAATGCGCTACTGTTTAGGCAGCCATTGCAAGATCATAAACTTCATCGTTTGCGTTTATGTTTAAATTGACTCTATTAAGTCCTATTCACACAGCGTCGAATCCAGTACGCCCCCGTCGATTTTTATTGGTGGAGGCGGGCGGAGTTGAACCGCCGTCCGTCATGTCTTAATAACTCAAATCATTGAGTCTATGCGGGCTGATCCTCTTTACTACTGTGTAGATAAGTAATCTGCCCACAAGTATATTGTGGCGTGTCTTCGACACATTTACCACATTTAGAGCCGACTAAGTGATAGTAATAATCGTTTTCTTGCAACATCTTGTCAGTTATTGCATTACAGATACATACATACACTCACTCGTCTCCTTATAAATTAGGTCGGGGGCGCAAGTAAATGCTTTAAGGCGTCCTATGTGTGCTAATAGCCACCCCCTAGTGAGTTGTGCTGCCTCGTGAACCTTTGAAAGTTTTAATGGTCTTATGCACTAGAAGCTCACTTGGAACTTCGAAGTTTTTGTCTTAGGTCCAAACTTCATAACCCAAGCCTTGATCGTTTTTGAGAAAACGGGCAAGAAACTCGCGCATTTAGAGTCTACCGTTGACTAGCAAATACTACTTTTTAGTGTAGTACCTACGACACTCTTGAACGCTTTCTGCAATGCCTTGTTCGACTTCAGCCTTGCATTTTTCGTTCAGAGCCTTGTTATCGCTCGGTATGATTAACAGAGCAATAACGATCAATGCGATGGTGACACCATCCATGATCTTCTCCTTCTTTGTACACTAAGTAAGTGGGCTGTGGATGAGCATTATACTTTCACCACGATCTTTACTACCTTATCCAGTAACATTGAACCTGCTTCAAGAGCGAGGACTGGTCTCTGGTTTCCCACTAATAAACATACTCGCAAATATGCTTATTAGTGGGCAGGACTTTTTGCGCTGAGGAAGCCCTGCGAAACCTCAAATGCACATAGGAATGATACCAATTTAGCGTGCTTCGTATTTATCTGCGTGCTCAGGACGACTCCCGAGGAGAATTAAATTGAATTCTCACTGGTCTGTTTTTGTATAGCCAAAAGGGTCCGAAAAAAAGCTGCGAGGTCTACGCGCCCAGAATATATCTGCTTTTCGCCGTCGCCCAAGTTATTATAGAGCACTTAGGATACACTGGTAGAGAGTGTCTACCCCACCCATCATCAGGGAGATGGCACCTCGACAGAAAATGTCTGTCACATCCAACGTCAGCAGGGAGTTGGCACCTTGCAGAATTTTGTTGAGTCTCTGCTCCTCTCATTCAATACAAGTATTATACAAGCTTAAGGATTATAAGTCAAGAATTATTTTTCACATGGGGTCTAATAAATTTTCTGTTGGAACCGTTACTTTAAAGTCTTCCCCGTCAATAGTTAAAGTATATGTTACTGTATCATAATCAGGAACATAAGCTTCTACAAAACCACTGCCGAAAATATTATTAATAATTTTTTTCTCTTTCCATTTCTGGAAATCAATTACTTTAGAAGTAGTCTTCATCTGTTCCAAATCCTGCGGAAGCTAGTGCGTCACCGTCCCAATCTGTTAGCCATTCGTCTTCATCATACATAGCTTTTTCTACGGCTAACTCTTCTTCTATAGCTCTTTGAACAAGTTCAAGCGCATAGTCAAGAGTAACATCAAAACGAGCTACTACTTCTTCAGCCATTTCGTATGGCTCAGTATCCCACATTGCTAGTACAATATGAGAAACTTCTTGATAGAGTTCTCCAATACTACCCATATTATCTACCTATATCTTTTACATTCTCTTTCGAGATGACCATGTAGCCGCCTTTGTTATAGGCAATCGCTACAGTGTGGTTTTTACTTTCTGTTTGCTTGTACGAAGTATCTGCTGGTGGCACATACTTTGTCATAGGCACAGAAGGATATTGAGCACTTTCACCTGCTCGATCATTTCTAAGTAAAGCTTCTTCCGCTGCTCGAAATGCAGGTTTTGCTTTTGTTACCCGATAACCAGGTTTTCTACGTCTACCTGAGTAAGTGTGGTTAATACTTCCTTGGATTATCATATACTCTCCTACTGTCAATATGTATATTATAGTAGCAAAGAGCATTATTGTCAAGAATTATTTACCGTGAAGTGCTTTTAAAATTTCAATCCAATCTTCGTCACTAATTTTTCTAGAATCATGATGAAAAGGCGCTACAGGGCTTTCATCTTCCCCATAGCGTCCTCGCTCACCGTTTCCATCTGCGTTCAGTTCAGTCAATTCTTTCTGAACCCCTCTATAGTTCGGACTCGACATACTCAATTACCTCGGTTACCGAATGAAGTATATCAGTTAATCTTTCTTCTTCAGCCGGATCGTTACCTGCGCTAAACACGGAGGTGATCTTTTCTTCAATTCCTGCTTTAATGCAGTAGAGTTCATCAACGATAGAAGGCTCTTGCTCTCCTGTTACGTGACCACAAACATTCAAAAAGGAACTAATTTTTTCTGCTAAAACTTTTGACGATCCTGTCTCAAAATCAAAATTGATGGAGTCCGTTCCATCTCTCATATTTAGGGACCAGTTTTTCATCGTTGTGCTCCATGTCCATTTTCTAATACTTCAAGTAACTCATGATAATGTGCTACTTGTGCTAATTCTGTTTCAAGAGCTTCCATAAAATTTGTATGCTCTGGAATTGGTCTAGGATTGTCTAAAAGCAACTCAAAATTCATACGATGGTATGACAGCTTCCCTTTGAGGTAATCTCGTAGAGCATACTCTACCTTTGCACTCATACAGAAACTCCTCTTAATTTAAGTTCTTTTCTTGCTTTTACACGAAGTTTACGTTCACCCTTACGAAGAGTAGAATCTTCTTTTGTGCAAAGCTCTACAAGAGTAGAAGTCTTAACACCTGCAATCGGAAATACTTGAACAGTTTTCTCTCCAGTTTTTCGGTTGTAGTTAATTTGGTTGGGTTTCCATTTCATAGCCATATTGCTCTCCTCATTCAATGTAGATATTATACCGGCTAGAGATTACTTTGTCAAATCTTTTTTGGTGCTCTTGAAGTATTCTTTTAAGGCTGCATTATCTGTTAAGTAGAAGTTTTCTACTTGTTCAGCATCTTGAGCAAGGTCTATTAGAATTTCAGCATAGTGTATAATCTTTTTCAGATCTTCCACACCACCTTTATCACGCCAGCGGGTCACGTATTTTACAATACAACCTTCCGCAAAACTTAATTTATTCTTCTCTGCATATTCTGTTGGCTGAATTGCATACTTTTTATAATGTTCTCCGCCAACTTGTTTTTCCCATGGATTAGACATTCCACTCCCATCCTTCATTAATTGAGTCCTGTGCACATTGAATATATTCTTTATCCTCTTCACTGAGTACAGACCAAAACTTACTTACACTTAAAGTAAGTGCATAGACTTCTGTCGGATTTTTCAGGTGGTAGTTATTCTCCATCCAATTTTGGAGAGTATCCATTCTAAATTTAATTCTCTCCTTGATGCTCAAGCCATTCCTCCGCAGTAGTTCCTTCGCTTTCAGTAGTTGCTTCTCGATAATAAATGATGAGTTCTTTCTGTTGGCGCACGTACCGGCGCACTTCTTGAAAGTTCTCCGCCATTTTCTCATACCCATCTGGAGTAAGTGCGAATACGACAAACTGACCATCCAATAATTTTTCGATGATCTTCACTTGCTCGTCGAGGTTCTCCTCCGTAATTACAAAAAAATTTACATCGAGTAAATCAATCTCCTGTGGGAGGGGCGGCTGGTAGATCCGAAGCGGAACTTTCTCCGTCACTGTTATTATTTGTGGCTCCGGTATCACTGGGTCCGGCTTGCTCGGCCACTTTGGAATCCACTGACAACCCTGGAGTAGTAGGCTCGCCGTCATCAGCGTCCATAAGTTCTTTTGTATCATTTTCTAGTGCCCTAAATACTTTTGCAGTTCCATTGTTAATTCGAGTTTCAATCAGACCAGGCTTTGCTCGTGCAAGACGAGTAAGATTGTGATCTTTAAAAACTTTTAGATAGTTCTGCTTTTCTTTGTTCAGTTCATTGTTTCTTTGAGTAAGCTGCGTCATTGCTGCTTCAGACTTTTTTGCGTTTTCTTCCGCAGCACGAAGCGAATCTTGTGCAGTTTTGACTGCCAACTCCATCTGAACTTGGTTTTCTTTTAAAGTACGATTGTTGCTTTCTAACTGAACTACCGTACTTTCCAAAGTCGAGACAGTAGCTACATGATATGCGTAGCCACCGCCTGCAGCCATTAAAAAGACTAAAATAAGCCAGGGCATTACATAGCCTCTAGACGCACCATGAGCCTTTCTGCTCGATTGGTTACTTGCTTATGCCAGCGAGAGTCCCGTCCTTCGACGGCAGCTTTCGCCCAGTCGTGCTCGCAAAGTGCGGCATTGAACTTTTTAAACTGTGATAAACGAGGGCGTCCCATATTAAACATCATGTTTACTACAACTTCTTGAACTTCCCCAGGAAAATCATGCCATGCGTTTTCATATAGTTTTTCACACTCATCAATGGCAGTATCTAAATCTTTTTCAAAGGCTTCCCAGACACGCTCTTCTGAAACCGGAGTTCCTTCATCGCAACCGTGTTCTGGGTCACCTTCAACAATTAAATGTCCCACACCAAATGTAGGATAGCCAAGATGGTCTTTGTAGATTTTATATTCTACGCCTTCGTCAACTTTCAGTGTTTCAAATACTGATTCTCTATTCATGCTACTCTCCATTCTATAATGGTAGACTTATGTATGTCTTCCCATTCCTTGGCTATCGGATTATAGCCTACAATTTTATCTGACTTTGGGTTTTGAGGTACTTTAAAACAAGTATTCAAAGTAAATGTTTTTGTTATCTCTTTTCCGCTGTTTAAACTTTTAAATGTAATATCAACTTCACCTTTTAGTAAAGCATCTATTAAGTTCATAAATCCTCTTGTTTTACAAAGATGCCATCAATCATCTTTCCTTTTCTGTCTTTAATATCCATCCATGCAACTTCAAGGCAGTCGGTCATATGCAGATTATTTCTTTCCATAATATTAATCATTACTACAAGCATATCTCCAAGATCATCACGAATATCTTTTCCTTTGCAAACACTATCTGAAAGCTCTCCAAGTTCCTGCATTAGTTTGAGAACTTGGTCTTTGTCAGTGCTGCCTTCAATTAGATTTCGGTCACGATGCCAAGTCTTAATTCTTGACACCATTACATCAGTGATACCTCTTGCCTCTCCGTTCCACTTATCATTCATACTAGAAAATTTCCCATAGGTAAATTATACTTTACTGCATACATATATCCAACCCAGTTCATATAAGTAATTAAACCAAGAACTGATAATGCCACTGCACTATTTCTTATACGTTTCATTCGTCTCCCCAGACGTCAGCCCCGTTTTCCACGAGTATTCTTTTGCACTCAAGTGCAATTAGTTGATGTTCTTTCTGAGTACCGTTTCCGCCACGTAATTCTACGAAGTGCATCCATGATCTCAGCGTTCCTGTCATGTACAGTCGAGATTGTATAAGTCCTTCCGGTAATACTGCCCTCGCCTGTTCTTTTGCAATTCCGTTTTTTATTGCCCACTGATAAGCAGCTAATGAAACATCCGTTACTGAATCTTGAAAATTTTTCCATCCAGTAGCAAGATTTTTATCGTCTGTTTCAATACTGTTTTGTCTATTTTTCGTATCTTGTAGTCTGGCTTCACGAGTAACAAACTGTAAATCTTCTGTGGGGTCTGCATATCTCTGACTAAACTCTTGAAAAGAAAAAGAGCGGTGTCGAAGAATTTGTCGAGCAATATCTCTTGTAGTAGTAATCTCCATACAAGCAGAAGCCATTTCAAAAGGACTAAAATGCCCTTCTTTTTTTAGATACTTAAGTAGCTTTGGTGCTGTTTTGGAATTATTTTGGTTGGCGGGATTACTTACACGAGCACAATAAGCGATAACGTCCATCGCATTCGGCGTTACCCAAACTAAATTTATCATTGAATTCTCCACTATCTAAGAGCATATTATATAGTATATGGCATTGTATGTCAAGAATTATTTAGCCGATGGTAGTTGAGCAAAAAAAGTATTTGACACAAAAGGTCAAAGCTTGTATAATATCCTCTGAATTAAGTGCCAGAATGTCTGCGCTTAGTTCAATTCCGTATAAACGAATGTTAGTGCTTCCGAAAGGGGCAAGTCGATTCTTACTGAAAAAGGAGAAAACTTATGAATGCTATAAACTTAGATAAATTTTTTGTCGGCTTCGACAATTTTATGAACAACCCGTTGTATACTCAACAGGCTCCAGAATACCCACGTTACAACATTGAAAAAGTAAAGGACGGCTACGAAGTGCAAGTAGCTGTGCCGGGATGGAAAAAAGAACAGATTTCAGTGAACGTTCACAAAAACGTCCTCTCCATCAAAGGGGATAAAAAAGATTGTAACGAAGGTAGAAACTGGGTCCACAAAGGTATCAGTGGTAAGAGTTTCGAAAAGCACTTAAAGCTGGACAACAGCTTAGAGGTGACCGAAGCTTCCATGGAAGATGGAATGTTGATTATCAGTTTAACGTATTCGCCCTCTAGTAAGCCCACATCAATACCTATTGGGTAATTATTGGAGATTCAATGAAGAACTTCGTTAATAAGAGGTGGGACGTATTAGAGGCTGCAATGCAGATTAGCTTGGTGTTATTTACGCC